GATGTGGTTGAGGTGGCGAATGCAGGATGGGATACGCAGGATGGATGGAGTGCATCGGATGCTACTCATGTGGCGTACGATGGGGCAAGTGCGGGCGGAAGTGATCTTTGCTCTTCGCTTGATGCCCCTACTGCCATTGCAGGACAGGCATGTTATATTGACTTTACCATCACATCTATTACAGGCATCTGTGGTATTGCCGTTCAATTGGGCAGTGCTGCCATCAGTGATGAATACAATGCACTCGGCACGTATCGGGTGTATCTGATATCACAAACAGCCTCTGACCTGTGGCAGTTCATTGTCTTGAATCAAACACCAACGGCAGGGGATACCATCGAAATAACTATCAATGAGATTGGCACTGCCACATCCGATTGTTGGTTAGATTCGCTATCGGGTGTTGACGCCCCATCATGGACATACGGCTACAATGACGATGACACTACCGACATCTATGGGTACTTCTGCGCTATCACAGGTTCACCCGGTGCGCTAACAGGCGACCTTGTAAACAACACAGCTTATACGGCTGATGGCAACTATCACAGGGTGTCGTTCACTATCACAGAATGCACGCAGGGCAGCTTAGAAGTCATTATCGGAGGTGAGTACATCGGAAGCGTTGACACAAACGGATCGTATCAACTTTACGGAGTGCCTACCGATGCAAGTTTGACGCTAATTTTTAGAAGAGTTGATGACTTCGATGGGTGTATATCTCATGTGAGCGTGGATGATTTTGGACTTCTTGACAATACCGACCTTACTAATTCAGTGCATAGCCTTGTCATCACCAATTCGACAGGCGTAGCAGCTACCGATGAGATCATGTTCGAGGTGAATGATGATAGAATAACATGGTGCTTCAATATTGATGACATCACTAACGGAGGCTTCCCGGTGGAACTGCCCTGTGATGCCGACAATCGAATCAAAATTACAACAGCATGTGCCGAGGCTGTTCCTGTGGAATATCTATCCATCAACACACTGCGGTATAACAACGCAGGATGGGATTGTACATTTGTCTTAAACGGTTGGAATGATGGGTATGCCTTCGGCTTTTACTTCGGTTCTATCACAGCCCCTGTATTTAATTTAGTGCAACGGTTACGAGTTTTGCAATTCGCACCCCGATACCCGGCAACAGGCGAAGAATATCTTTACAGTAATGGTAGCTATTCACGCTCTTATTCGCAGTCAGGGAAGGTAAGGCAGTGTTGGTTTGATTATGTCGATGAACTCACGCATGATGTTATAAGACTTCAAATCCTATCCGATGTACTTACTCTGGATAGCGATGTGTATTTCGCCCCTGTCAAGGATTATGAGCCGGAATGGGATGACCATAAACGCAACCTTGCACAGTCGCGTATTGATTTGGTTAAGGATGAGGTGCTATTCAACTCATCGTGCAATGTGATGTCGCAGGAGCCATGTACTACAAATACAGTGACAGCACCACCAAGTACTATGATCGGTTATAAGATAGTAGGTAGTTTTGATTTGACAAATGTGAATCCTGCTAACTATACAATGAATGTTTGTGTTCAAAGTTTCTTTGCCACAGCTTCAAGTCAGGATGCGACAACTTTACCGGGCAGGAATGCTATACTTGCTTATATGACATCATTTATCACTTCTTCATTGGGGGGATTAGTAATATCTCAATCAGCTACATATGTAGCCCCAATATTGTCTATTGATATTCGAGGGACAGGTGATTATACTTCTGTCTATGCAGCAGCATCATTTGAAGTAGATGGATTAAATTATAATGGAAATGTAATAATGCTTCAACCTGAATAATGAAAGGAATAATCACCATAGCTACTAAACATGCCCTTTATGGGAGGTATGCCTATAATCTTGCCGTAAGCGTTAAGGCAAGCGCACCGGGTATTCCTATCAGCATCATTGCTGATAGTATCGGCATATCGCACCTGAACGCCTCACAGCTATCAATATTCGATCAGATCATCACTCCCGATCATGATGACTACCACAATGGTAGTAAATGTACTCCGCTCACCTTGAAGTATCACCTACCAAAGTACAGCCCCTATCAGTTTACAATCTTTATGGATGCCGATACCATCCTCACTCCGATGGGGAATGTCAATCAGGTATTCAACAACCTGCAACCGCATGAATTCACCATCGCCAACAGAGGGGTACAGAAGCCTGACAAGGGGGTGAGCCAATGGATAGATTCATCTATACTGTCAGTGCCGTATTGGTATGACATAAGCAGCGAGTTCATATATTGGAAGCAAGGCAGCAAATCAACTGCTATCTTTGAGAGCGCATTGAAACATTACCGGGAAAATAAAATACCGATGAAGACATTCGCAGGTGACAAACCCGATGAGCCTTACCTGATGATGGGGATGATAGACAATAACGTGAAGCCTCACAAAGCACCGTTTAAGCCATCGTATTGGTATGCTGCTGAAAAGTTCGCCAATGCTATGGAGGTGAAGCGAGGGTATTTAATGTTTTCGCTAGGGGGTAAATTGATACCTCCACAGCAAAAGAAGATTTACGATGAGTTGTGTAAGAATGCGACCTATAAATGTGGGCTACAAACATTGACAGTAAGCCAAAAGATGAATCAGCTGCAAGAGAGGAAAGTAATATAATCAATGCCATGCCATCAATAACCGAGAAGTTCTTACTCCCATACGTAGAAAATAAACTGCGACACCCCCTCTATGACATCACCACAGAGAAAGCGCATGAACTCAACATACACGCATCGGGAGAATATCCTGAAAAGTTAATCGGGGAGCGCAGACCTGCTGAATCCATCGAGATACAATCGTATCGTAAAAAGATATTTGTACCGAAGACAAAGCCTATATTTACGAAGGTGTATAACTCTCTCATGAAGATACCCCGATCACCGGACTTCACCATCATGTTTGAAGATGAAGTGCCATCGAAGGTATCTAAGGATGAAACGCTGAAAGAATATATTTCAGAGCGTATACCTGTCTGGGGATCGGTCAGCCAATGGTATTGGTCAATAGCCTTCAGGCACTATCTCATTGATGCCAATGCTGTGGTGTTCACGCTGCCTTCAAACTTCGATTCACAGGAGAATGAGTATTACACGCCTGTGCCTATGGTATTCACCTCCGACCGCATCATCGACTATCGGGAAGGGGAATACTACGTGCTAATGACCTCCGATAAGATCAGGTACGAAGAATCAGGGTCATCGTTCATTGATGGCATGAAATTCTACGTTATTCAGAAGGATGTCATACAAGCATTTCATTACTATCCTTACAAGGCGAAGTTTGAAGAGGTACTCAATGTGGTCAATACACTTGGCTACATGCCCATCCGATCAATGAGAGGCATCTGCACTGAACAGGGCGAAGGTTTTGCCATTTATGAGAGCAGAATAGCGGGCATAGTACCCATGCTCAATGAGGTGCTACGTGAATACTCCGACTTACAAGCAGAGGTAGTGCAGCATATTCACTCTACCATGTGGAGTATGCAGCCGCAGCAGTGTAAGGAGTGTAAAGGCAGGGGGATGATGCTACGAGAGAACAGTGCGCCGGTACGATGTACTTCGTGTAATGGTGTGGGGCTGGCTCCTGTCAATCCATTTGAACACCTTGCCATTCGTCAGCCGTCAGCGGGAGAACCGCAGATGCCAACACCTCCGATGGGCTATGTGGAGAAGAATACAGACATAGCGAGGCTGCAAGAAGAAAGGATACGGCAACATATCTACGATGCCCTTTCTTCGATTAACATGGAGTACCTTGCTGATGTGCCACTGGCACAATCAGGGGTAGCTAAACAGGTCGATCGTGAGGAATTATATTCAATGGTGCATTCCATTGCATCCGATTCAGTGCGCATCCTGTCAGAGGTCATCGAGGATATTAATTCGTGGAGATTTAAGGAATCAATACAGGATGTGGAAATATTGGAATCTATGCTACCTGCCATCACCATCCCTGAACGCTTCGACCTACTATCTGCACAGGTGCTAATCGAAGAGTTGAAGGGCATGATAGAAGCGAAGGTAGACCCTGCTATTATCAACGCTACGCAGATCGACCTCACTGAAAAGAGGTTTGCCAATGACCCCTATGTGAGGGATACGGTGAAGTTGAAACTGAAACTTGACCCCTTTGCAGGAGTAACAGAAGAGGCAGTATCCCTTCGCAAGACCTTCGGAGTTATCTCTGAAATGGACATGATTATCAACGCCAATATAAACGAGTTCGTTAATCGGGCAATGCAGGAGTATGATGACTTCGGAGAGATGGACACCAAGCAGCAGCAGGATATCATCAAGGGGTATGCTGCTGAAAAGATCAAGGAGATTGAGCCGACAGACATGCAGCCTGTTGCACCTGATAAGACAGTGGATGTAAACCGAACTAATATAGATGTTTAATGCCATCGCCTGACAGCATCATAAACGATATTCAGGATTTGCTCGAGAAAAGGGTGAATGACTTTTCCGATGCCATGCCCGAAGTACAGCGGCAGGCATACAAGGAGGTATTGATATTAGCAAAGGATTTAGACACTGCAAGCGATGGCACTATCAAGCCAACGCTAAAGAATGTCAAGATGATTGCTAAAATCAAGCAGCGGCTGAATGAGGTCATTCTGGATGGCAAATATTACAAGGAACTCGATAAGGTAGTCAGCACCTATGACCAGATCACCAAACTGCAAAATGCTTACTTCACCTCGATGGTAGGTGAGTTTACTGTCCCTGTTGTATTAGCCGAGGTACAGAAGCAGTCAATGGAGATCATCATTGAATCAATGGGTAAAGAGGGGATGAATGCGGGTGTGATAAACAGGGTTAGGGACATCTTAAATAAGAATGTCACCACAGGAGGAAAGATTGATGACTTCATAGAAGAGGTGCGTATATATCTCAACGATACACCTGATGGAGATGGGGCACTGAAGAAATATTCAAAGCAGATTGTTACCGATGCCCTGAATCAATATTCAGCGCAGTATCATCAGTTGATTAGTGACGATTTAGGATTCAAATTCTATAAATATGTCGGCACATTGGTAAAGGATAGCAGGGAGTTCTGCAAGAAGATTATTGAGGCAAAGAAAGGGTGTATGCCTGTCATTCATATCAGCCAATTTAGTGAACTGTTAGCGGGGCGCATCTGTGGTGAGCAGATTCATATTAATAAGAAGTCGGGGCTGCCCGATGGATTAATAAAGGGGACTAACACATCAAACATCTTCGTTAATCGAGGGGGTTGGCAGTGTGGTCATCAGATTTATGGTATTCCAAAGGTACTAGTGCCTAAGGATATTTGGGATAAATACGAAAATTAAATAAAATAAAAATGAAAGAAAAACACCTATCAGTATGGAAGGATGGCGAGCATTGGTTCGACTTCCCTGAAGTAAACGAGCAAAATGTTATGGACATGCTTATGAAGAAGGACATCTCACAGAAGTGCATCATCCTGCCAATGGGAGAAAGTCCCTATCAGATTAAAGCTATTGAGATTAAAGAAGTACAAACAAAAACAACTAAACCTACTAACACAACAAAAAAATGAAAGTATCAGAAGTCCTACACGCCCTGTCCGAGCGAATCGGCTATGCAGGTGATCTAAAAGAATTGGTCACCAATCCATCCTTGCAGGTGGAACTCCCTAATGACTTTGTGAGCAATATTAACACCGGGCTGCTAACAGTCAAAGAGGCAAAGATCAACGGTGAAGTGAAGAAGCATTTTACTCATATTGCCCTCACGCCCCTTGACAATACCATCGCAGAGATGATGGAAGAATATCAGATGGCTGATGATGTGAAAGCCTCTATAAAAGGAGAGGACTCGACTTATTCTAAGGTCAAGCTGTTCACCAAAGCATTGGCTGAATTGAAAGATCAACACGCTACGGCTGCCAGCGGTGACAAGAAGAAGTTAGTCGATCAGATCAACGAGATGAATAGTCAGATTTCAACTCTAAAAACGCAAATGACAAACGAAATTCAGGCAACGGAAAGTAAGTGGCTAAATAAATTTTTAGATACTTCCATCACTTCCCACTTTGAGAAGTACGACTATGCGATGGATCATGTACCATCCACAACTCAAGCTATGATAGCAAGGCAGTTGATGGAACAGAAACTTGCTGAAAAGGGAGGAAAGGTAAAATACAACGATGGTAAAATAGCCCTTGTATCTGCTACCGATGATGCGCTACCTTTCACTATCGACAATAAACCCGTAGATTTTAACACTTTTGCCGATAGAATTGTATCCGATGAAAAACTAATTAAAGTAAAAGGTGCGCCGGGTGCGCCTCCTGCCGGGGGATTGCCTCCTACCAATGGGGCGCAACCTAATAACTTGGTGGCCCCGGCTGCCAAGAGCCAAATACAGACTGCCCTTGCTGACTTAAGGGGTGGTAGTCAATGATCCGTTGTTAGCTTTTCTTTGTTACGTTGGGGATTGGGGATAGAAATATCCCCTTTCTTATTTTGTTTTATCAAAAATTATGTATATTTGTCCCATCTCATACAGGGGATATAAGCGCAATTCTTTGCGAATACAATCGGCTACCAAGCATTATTATTGAGGGGAAATACCCTTTTACGATGGAACTGTTTAATTCATCAATAATAATTCTCAATCATGGCAGGTTCACAAGGCTTCTGCGAAGCCATCCTTCTACACTTAGATACTATTGCCGGAACTAATTATCCGGGCCGTAAAGTTACCGTTCCGGGCTTTACGCAAATGTTACTTGACCAACCCATCGCTTATTCTCCTATTCAAGAAGGGTTCATGGGTGGTCAAAATCGCACCGTTAACGTTAAATACAACGTACGTGGCACAATCAGTCAGGTGTCAACAACCGACACCTGCTCACTCGATGTTCAGCCCCTATTTAAAGAAGCTACTCCTACTGTCGATAACTTCGTATCAGTAGGTATCTGGATTCCTGACAGTCAGATGCGCCAATACTGCGAAGATGCGGTGCGCACTGTTGCCGTTGGAGCCCCTCCTACGCAGATGATGGTTCAAACTCTTGACTTCGTACTTGCACAGATGAACAGTCTTTACCAGAAGCAGGAGAATGTCCTTACTACGGCGATGGCTGCCGAGTTTGGTAAGCACTTGTCAACTGGCACAGCTACTGCCGTTGCGGTAAACATCGAGCAGGATGGAAACTTAAACGATCTGACAGCGGGTGTCCTTAAGATGCTGGTAGATGCTCAATCAAATGAGTTCTGTGGCACTCCACGCTTCGTAGGTGCATTGGGCGGCCTTATGGCAGCTTATGACCTTCAACGCAAATACAGAGGATTGTACCCCGGTGTCGGCCTTGACAATGCAGGTTTGCTTGATGCTTCCGGCTTCAAGTTCTACGCCTCTGGTCAAACAGGGTCAGCATGGGGTGCGCAGCACGTTGGTATGTTTGCCGAAGATGCCGTTCACTATCTCGAATATTTGCAGAATGTCGGATCATGGGCAGGCAATCGTGGTAACTCCACTTTCGCTACCATTACCGACCCTCGTGTTCAGTGCTGGGGAACTAATGGCGTGGGTAATGTTCGTTGGGATATGCAGGTTCGTTATGCCGACTGTCCCGAAGATGTTGCAAACTTCATATCCTCCGGTTATAAGAATGTGAACACGATCTCCGGTCGTGGTTACCTTGTACGCATTTACAAGTATTACGATTTATTCGTGACACCTACAAATGCTTACGATGGTGCTGATCGCTTGGCTGGATCAAACGGAACACTCCGTTATTCATTAACCAATACATAATCCTGAACGCTCTATGGAGTGTTTAAGAGATTACATAGGCCTTCGCTGGTGCGGTAATACTACTGCACCAGATTCAGGCTTTTATATTAACGATCTGCCGGGTTTATCCCTTAGACAGATCGTAGGACTTACTGACGAAGAATCAGCCACCTTTTCCGAGTTGTGGAATACCATTCAGCAGCGTGCTGAACTGCGATTCTCGACCGATGTAAGAGCGGCAATGTCATCCAAGTACGTGGTATCATCCATCTTGCAAGGTGTCAATATAGGGCGCAATGTAGGAGATACTGCTACTATACCCGATGGCATCAATGCTTTCAGAGGATTCACCATCGACATGATGGATACTTCTGATTTTAACTATGTACCCTCTCCCTTAGCTGCTATTCATGTTCAGTCGTTGCAATTCTATGCCGATGCTGCGGATGCAGGGGAAAGTGTAGAGATAGCCATCTTCGACACGTTGACCGGATCGAAACTATTTACATCCACTGTTGCGCTCATTGCAGGATGGAATATTATTCAGGTCAATGAAACGCTAATCAACAGCGGCCCTACTCCTGTATGGTCAGTATTCTGCGGTGTCGATGCTTCCTCCCTCTCTACTTATGAACTCGATGTACCTGTCAACTCTACTACGGCGACATGCTGCCATGCCAGAGTAATGGGGGCTTATACTGCGCTCACATCAGACGTCAAACAGGCTAACCTGACCGCTACCGATTCATCCTTCGGGGTGAGTGGTATGTTTACCGTTAAATGCCTTTGGGATGCGATGGTTTGCCAAAACAAAAACCTCTTTACAAGGGCATATTGGTATTGCTTAGGCATCGAACTATTAACCGAAAATATTTACTCTTCAAAGCTAAATTCATACACCACTATCAATTTGCAAAAGGCAAAGGAGTTGCGGGATGAATACACAACCGAGTATCAGAAGTCGCTTGCTCAAACCTGCGACAATATGAATCTGGCATGTGACTGCTGCGTAGAGTGCAATGATACAGTTCAACTTCGTGAATCAAATTCCTTCTGGTAACATGGAATCAAAATGTGGATGCAAAGGCGGCCGCAGAGGCGGTAAAAAATGAGCCTTGAGATTACCCTTCCTACGAGTGTATTGCCTACCCTTAAGAGCGTGGATAGCCTATTACGCACCATCGCTTCATCATTGCTTGTCGAGATGAAAGAAAGGATACATGAGCAGGGGCTCAATGCGCAGGGTTCAGCAATCGGAACCTATACGGCGCAGTATCTCAAGCGAAGAATCAAGGCAGGTAAGACAGCATCATCAAAGGTGGTATTGTCATATACTCGGCAGATGCAGAATGACTTTAAGGTCATCCCTATTCAGGGAGGGTATGGATTGGGCTTCAGCAACTCCTTCGATGCCGATAAGGCAGAGTGGGCACAGGAGCGATTCGGAAAGATTTACGCCCTCACTCCCGATGAACAGAAGGCCATGCAGTTGATAATTGAGGAGTGGTTAAAAGAAAATATATAGATGCCTTACATATCTGAAATAGTTGACCTTATCAATACCTCTTTAGCCCAAAACAGGCTGAAGGATGGTGGTAGGTTTGTTTTGGATTTACAGGGCGTAAGTGAACTGATACCTCGCAATGAGGAATCATCTACCACCATACCTACCCTTGTTAATACCAATGACTGGAGGGAGTTTGTCGGCTTCGATGATCGGTTCAGCGTTCAGATTTATCATAGGGTGTTGAACGTGGAGAAAGTAGATTCACCCCTCTCTTACGGTGATGGATCGAATAACGGCAGGGAGCAAGCGTCAATGCGCCTTATATGCTTTGCAGATCGAAAGCGTACCAAACAAGACCCCTATCAATTAGCATTTATCATCCGGTCATCTATTCACCAACAGTTCACAGGCGCAACTATCGCCAATTATGATGGGTTGCTAGGTGCTACCGTCGAGCCTACGCAAGACAATTATAACGGTGTCGATATATGGCAGAGTGAATATCAATTAGCAGCGCAGGACTACCCTGTGAGGCTTCATCAGATGCTCTTTTCCATCGACTACAATATCATTACCGATTACAATAATTCATGTATATCATCCTGTATCGAGTGTTAACAAAAATTTAAAAACATTACATAGCTATGTCAGTATATTATCCAACATCAGACTGCGGAGGCTCGGTAACTATTCCGACCTACTCCTGCAATCCATGCCCTGAATACGAATACGGCCGTATTCGATCAGTGGCATTTATAAGAAATTCATTCTCATTCACCGATCCATCTTCCTCTACGGAGTGGGACACAGGCATCTCAAACGGTGATATAATTGTCGTTTGGGAAACGCAAGGGTCCTACGATGGTGGCACAACATCGGAGCTAACAGGCTTCGGTGATCGTGAATTTACCAACGGCGGAACTTCGCACATCCTCACTTACAAAGATCCAAATTATGCCGAGAACTGCGACTTCTACAATGCCATCCGCAGTTCATCGGATTACTCTATTGCATTCCGCACATCGTCAAAGGTGCATCTTGCAGGGGCTCCTGTTACGGTGACACCAAAGAACCCGGTGCAGGATGACCTCAAGAGTAATGTCGTTTGGGAGGTGGTGGTGAAGTGGCAGAATCCCGATTCGCCATGCCCTTACAACACTCCTGATGGCATCTTTACAACCTGCTACGTCCCTTTAACGTAAGTGCTGAATTACTAGAGGCGGGTGGATTTGCCCTACTCGAATCGGACTTTCTTTCTTTACTTGAAAATTAATTCAGCACTATGGCAAATCTTAAAATCAGTCAGCTTAACGATGGGGGTATCGCACAGACCTCCGATCTTATACGGATAGCACGACCCACCGGAGGCGGTTATCTTGATTGGAGTACTTCGATGGATGATGTATCTACGTATGTAGATAATACCATCGACCCGGTACATCAATATGATATAGGGGCAGCGGGAGGCGTTGCCCCTTTAGATGGATCAGGGGTGATACCTACGCAGTATGTCCCTGCGATGGCTACTGATTACCTAGGCGTATGGAACGCGAACACAAACACCCCTACCCTTGCTGATGGCACTGGCAGTATTGGTGAATTCCTATTCGTTGGAACTGCCGGAACTCAGAATCTTGGCAGCGGGAGCGTATCCTATGCCGTTTATAATATCGTCATACATAACGGCACGATATGGGAGAAAGTCCCTGTCAACGCAGCAGGAGTGGCTTCGTGGAACGCCCTTACAGGGGTGGTTGATGTTACCACACTTGACCTGCCTGATGATACCAATGCAAGATATGTAACCGATAATTATTTGGCAGCATGTGCCGGAACATCGGGCGCACCATCAGCATCGAATAAATATGTTACCGATAATGACCCTAGACTTGCTGTTAGCGGAGGCATCATCAATAATATATCCGTAAGCATTACAGGGGGGTATAACTTAATTACAGGTTACGGTGATGGGATTAATGATGTGGGCAATAACACTGCTTCACGAAGGCTATCATCACTTGGATATAGTAATGCTACGGCTGCTGCACAGTGGCCTCTTACGGCTGCGGAGTGGGGTGGTATCGTGGCAGCCGATACAGAGTATGACGAGGTATGTATTCAGGAGGCTTTGCTTACATTGGAAGTCACTAAGCTGCGATCATTATACGCAGGGGCTTCACTATTCCTTATTAATCGGGGCGGCTTAATATTGCCTCAACGCTGGCAGCCTTCCTCCGAGGGGTATAACAACGAATACGATGATCCTTGTATGTTCCTGCTCGACTTTCAAGGATCCAATGTTCACCCTAAGACATCGGGCTGGACTACTGCAAATGGAATTTTCAAATCAAGGATTCCGGCGGATCCTGACGAGGCCCTGTATGCACTCAAATACGTGCATAAGATTTGCAACTTAAAGATGCAGGGCAATGGGGGACTAGGAACAGCACTATTATTCAGGGCATCGAAGAAGCTGCAATTGGATAACTGCCATGCTTCTGACTTTGATACATGCTTTGAAACCCGATTTTGTCTAAACTCCACTTACAAGGATTGCACTACGTCGGCTTTCACTACATACGGTTTCCATAATAATACAGGGGACTTCGGTTTTGGCAATGCGTGCCTTGAATACAATAATCAATCACACTTTATCGGATGCGGAACCTATGGCACTAACGCTGCCAGTATTGGTATGTATATCCGCCGGGGTGATACTTGTAGCGTTCGTGATTCAGTGTTTGAGGGGCCGGAGCAATTGGCGGCATTCTATTGGGATCAGGCTACATGCCCGGTGTCGAAGAATCTTATCATTGACAATATTCACGTAGAGATGGGTACAGGGGGATATCCATTCTATTCCGATTCGATATTTAAATTAAGAGGTGGTAACTTCTACAACTGTGAGATAAGCAATATTTATATTCAATCGGCAATAAACCAAGTCCCAAGAGGTAACCTCATTAATATTGAAACTACATCGGGATCAACCAACCGGGTATCACTTCGCAACATCAACTATTCAGTTAGTGGGGATGAGTACGGATTGAAGGCTACCGGGGGTCAATTCAAATTAGACCTGTTTAATGTGATGTTAGTAGGTAACCCTCAAACGGCTGCTGATGTGGTCAACACTGGGGCGTTCCCTAATATTTGGGCAGCAGGGTCAACGGTTCCAGATTCAAGTAACGTCAGAATATTCCCATGCCTATAATCTATGAAGAAAGTATCACTCCCTTTAATTAGCCTATTTGCTGTCATTGTAGGGGCTGTTGCCTTGGATAATTCGAGCGAATATTGGTACATCTCGGTACCACTGGTGGTGATCGGGATGGTGGGCTGTTTCGTTTCGGTCGTAAAAATTTACAGAGATGGCAGAAGTTAAACTACCTGATAATCCTATGGAGATCGCTGCCTTTGCCGAGTTATGGCAGGACGCTAAGAATGATTGGGACTTAGCTTTCAGAGCCGGCATGGAGAAGGGTTATCAAATTGCTTTAGACACTTTAAACTCAAATAACAACGATGAAAAAACTTCTTGAAACAATTGCGGGAATCATGCTGCTGGTATCAGTGGCATCAATGGCACTAGCACAGACCCCCGATTTAAAAGTATTGCAAACGTGGTATTACAGTTATGCGCCACAAGGCACAACGCTGCCCAATGGATTTAAGGAAAAGACTTCTGTTTGGGTCAACACCTCCACGAAGAAGAGTTATAACTACACTACTGCCGGTGGATGGGTAGAGGTTCAAAATGGACTTTATGTTCAGGGGCCGAAAGGAGATCAGGGTTTGCAGGGTATGCAAGGACCCAAAGGAGATACTGGTCCGCAGGGTATTCAAGGTGTGGCTGGGCCTCAAGGGCCGCAAGGAATACCCGGAACAGGAGGCGGAGGGCTGCCGACAGCAGTCGGTACAATTAGATTTTGTTACAATGAATCCGATGTAAGGAGTGCAATAAGCGGTATTGTTGGTGGTTCAGTAACATGGATAATTCTTGCAAGCGAAATCAGCATCACCTCTACACAAGGGCCTTTGGCTTTGCCCAAGAATTACGGAGGTGCAGATAGAAGGGTAATATTTTCATTCAACGGTCAGGGCATCTATGACCGCACCTCCACAGGACTGCCCTATGTAATCGGGATGCAGCCAACCGATCAGACAGAGGCTAACAATATGGCCAATCGTCCTCTATCGTATCACTTCACAGGAGGTAAGATGGTGGGTACTAAGAATGGCACTAAGACAGGTGTGCTTCTTGATATTGCCTGTTCACAATTTTGCTTGGTTGATAATATGATATTTGAGAATGCTGATAGAGGAGTGCGGTTAAGATGGTGCATGTTCAGCGCAATTCGTAATTGCAATACTATTGACATTCGCACTACCGGATTCTTCGTTAGTAGAGGCGATTGGTCAGGATCATCCAATAATAATTCATGCAGCAACCATACATTAGTTGAAGGATGCAGGGTATTCAATTTAGAGGGGGCATTCGCAGCCTATCAAGTCTATGCTTGTTCAGGGGTTATCATCAGACAATGCACCTCTGAAGGGGGTAATCCACAGTATGCCATCCACAATAATAATCAGGCGGCCAATGAAATTAAGAGCATTACAATCGAAACAATACACTGTGAAAGTTATCCTACTGTTGCGGTGATTTACTCTCGTGGTGGAGGCGGATTTCAGACTATCATCAGGGACTTGAATCTTCAATTATTCGGCACCGCGCCGATTGACGTAATCGTTGCCGAAGAAGCATCAAGCGGGCATACTGTCATAGCCAGCAACATCACTTGGCTCACCACACCCTGCAGGTTCAAGACCATCGGAAATACCTTCTGGGAGTTTGATAACTGTTACGATGGGGCGAATCTATTCACTCAAGCACGATGGAACGGCACTATTGCAAATGGTCAGAGTTCATTCAACAACGGCACTGCTAAATTAACTGTAAAGAAGCCATGAAATCAACACACCTGATTGAATTATACAAGGGCAAGAAGGGTTGGTATATCCGCATCCTTGCTCGTAACGGTAAGATCGTAGCCGATGGCGGTGAGGCGTATGCCAATTATAGCAATGCTAAGAGGGCTGCGCATCGTCTAAGGGACAATCTTATTCTTTCTGAAATCGTAAAGAAATGACTTATGACACCAAGAGCAAAGGCGCAGTTAAATGAAGGGACACGATTCGTTCATCAGTGGATGACCATTGTAGGATTTCCTGTCCTCATTGCTCTGGTAGGTGATATGTATGTCGATTTTAAGAGGGTTAGAGAAAATGACATCAGGCAAAATTCAGAGATCGAGTATATGCAGAAGGATATTGCTGCTCACGAAGATCAAATCAAAACATTAACGCAATATGTATTTAGGGGGATTAAATGAAAATAGGTAAATATACTACTCTGGAATCGGTATGTAAGAGCGATACTGCCATCAGGCATTCGATCGACAATAAACCCGATGCGATTCAGCTACATGCTATCAAATTGCTTGCTGAAAATATCTACGATCCTCTGTGCGATCACTTTCAGAGGTCAATCCCTTACACTTCATGGTTCCGAAATGCTATCGTTAATTCAATGATTGGGGGTGCAAGGAAGTCGCAGCATGTGCTTGGCGAAGCTGTTGATCTTGACATGGACTTACAGCCTTTGGCGGTCATCACAAACTCTTCACTATTCTACTACATCTATACCAACCTGCCCTTCGATCAACTAATTTGGGAGTATGGCAACGATCAGAACCCTGCATGGGTGCATGTCTCATTCTCGGCTGAACGTCAGCGTAAACAAGTTTTAAAGATTAAAAGCCGGGAATCTGGTTACGAAGAATTTATACCATGATCTGCACCATCCCTAAAGGCTCCCATTACTGCTCAGGGTATTCACTCGGCAGCCTCCACACCGGCATTCACTCGATGGAGTTCGATGTCATGTTCGATATGAACTGCCTTCAATTACCCGGTCAAAAGGACTGCGATACCGATTGGAATAAGCTGTTCGGTTTCAGCTATGGCCTTCATCAGAGTAATTCACTGCGCCTTGTATGGCGATCAGCCGGTGGCAGGATTAAGATAGGATGGTATAATTACGAATCTGGCAAGGTGTCTTATAAGGGTTTTGCTGCTGTCAACGTGGAAGAGTTTAATCACATGAAGATTGACTACAACGAAGCCATAGGGATAGTCACCTACTCGGTTGGTCAAATGTCAGTCATCACCCCTTACCGTAAGTCAGTCGGATGGGGATATAATTTAAAGCCTTACTACGGTGGTAACTGTTCGGCCCCGATAACAATGAAAATAACACTCAATTAAAATGGCAAAATACAAACTTAAATCATACTGGGAGCCTACTCCAAAATTATTCAGGGTAATTGGCGACACCTTTCTGTCTGTTGGTTCTACGATAACCGCATACGGTATATTAGAGGGCGATAAAAAAATTGCGCTCATCTCTTTAGTTAGCACTATATTGGGCAAATTCCTAACCAACCTAGCAACTGTCCCCGAACCCTCAACCGATGAGTCCGATGGATCACAACCGGGTAACTGATCGTATACTTCTGCTGGTATCCATTATCCTTTTCATCTGGATTTTGATTCACAAGTCCTGCGAGGGGGATGGTAATTTAGGAAAGTCCGATACGGTTTATGTCAAAGGCAATCCCGATACAGTCATCGTTTATGATACTACCTTGAAGGAGGTCATTAAGCCTATGCCTTATGCTAAGTACCGGTATGTGCATGATACGATTCACTTATTAAGTAATACTGAACAACTGCCAGACCTCACCTGCGATACGATCAGGGTGTACATGGACAGTATTACCGATGGCACTTGCAAGGTCATAGTGAAGGATTCAGTAAGGGGTGAACTGCTTGGATGGAGTGCACAGCTTTATTCTTCATCCATGCAGATCAACAGGGTGGATACCATCAAGATCACCTCCTATCCTGACAAGTGGAGGGTCGGTATAGGGGCCGGAGTGTCGCAGGGGTTAATCCTCTACGGCATAGCCTCCCGAAAGCGGTCAAACTTCATGGCAGGTTATGATTTTCACTCAAAGGCCCCGTTTATGGGGGCAGGGGTGATGATTTCAAAATAGTAGCGTTCTTATAAATCAGATGGCTTAACTTTCGACCCTGCCCTGTAAGGCGGGGTTTGTTTTTCTGGGAAGATTTGGAAGATTGGTATGAGTCATACTTAATTTGGGAGGCTTCAAAATGAAAGATATAAATCATACCATTGGCGCAGAAGTGCGCCGCCTGCGAAAGGCTCGCAAAATGACGCAGGAGCAACTTGCAGAGGCTTCCGGACTCAGCAGGACTACAATCAGCAACATCGAAGATGCACTCACTTCAGGCAACATTGATACACTTACAGCGATTGCGAATGGACTTAATTGTACTATCGATATTATGATGAATCCGAATTAAAGATGTTGAATAACTACACCATCTTACTAGCAAACTCGGTATTTGGCATTAAACCCAGCTATTTGAGATAAATCTGAGTTATCACAAGGGAATGGTTACGGAGCTGACGTGAGATCGAATACAAATCAATACCGGCTTGATACGCTGCCACTACTCCACTATGCTTAAATGTAGAATTATTAGCCTTAAAATCATTTAGTTAAATGCTTTTTAATTGAAACAGCAACAGACTATTAAATAAATTAGTATAATTTTGCACTATTCGGTAATGGAGTAGAGGCTATTACTGAATTAACCCAACGGTCAATTCTAAAGGCCCTTCTTAGCACCTCTACTGCTTTGGGGGGCTTTGTTAATTTATGGACTACTTAGATTTTATTGAGAGTAAAAAGCACACTATTGGAAACTTTGGATTTGAACCAAATTATTTGCCTGACATTGGTTTCGACTTCCAAAAGTTCATCATTGAAAAGGCTGTTAGGAAAGGCAGAATAGCAATCTTTGCGGATACCGGATTAGGGAAAACATTAATTCAGTTGTCTGTTGCAAAGAACATTATTCAGCACACTAATAAGAAGGTTTTAATTTTAACACCATTAGCCGTTGCCTTTCAGTTTATTTTAGAGGCTGAAAAGTTAGGCATTGATGACATTGAATATTCCAAAGATGGAAAGCATACAAAGAAGATTGTACTATGTAATTACGAGAGGTTACATTATTTTAATAGTGAAGATTTTATAGGGATAATACTGGATGAAAGTTCGATACTTAAAAACTTTGATGGAAAAATAAAGCAACAGGTAACCGCATTTGTAAAAAAAATCCCGTTTCGATTTCTGTCAACTGCAACCCCTTCACCTAATGATTTTATTGAACTTGGAACAAGTAGTGAGGCGTTAGGTTACATGGGATATATGGATATGCTGACTAAGTTTTTTAAGAACAATCAGAACAGCGTTGATAGTACTAACCGGAACATTGGCGAAAAGTTTTACCTTAAACCTCATGCGGAAAAAGATTTTTTTGCATGGGTTAATCAATGGTCAATCATGGTAAAGATGCCCTCTGACATTGGTTTCTCAAACGAAAGATACGTTTTGCCTAATTTGATTTTAAATAAGACCATAGTTAAAAACATGAGCCTTTTAGATGTCAATGGTCAATATCAATTATTTACTCCTATTGCCAAATCAATGACAGAGGTTAGACACGAGCAAAAACAAACAGAGGAGAAAAGATGTGAAAAGGCGGTAGAATTAGCATACGATAAAACTTCTGTTTATTGGTGTAATACTAATAATGAAAGCAGTATTTTGAAAACATTGGATAGGGATGCCGTTGAAATTATAGGCAGCCAATCCATCGAAAGAAAAGAGGAGATATTAATGGCGTTTTCTTCTGGTGAAATAAAACGAATAATCACAAAGGCAAAAATCACATCTTTCGGATTAAATTGGCAGCATTGTAATCATTCTGTATTCTTTCCTACATGGTCATATGAACAGTATTACCAATCAATAAGAAGGTTTTGGAGGTTCGGGCAAAAGAATGATGTTACGATTGATCTAGTTGTATCGGATGGGCAAACTAGAGTACTTGAAGCGCTTCAACAGAAAACACAAAAGGCAATTGAACTACATGAAAGCCTAACACAAAATGTAAATCGTAGTTTTGAAAATAAAGTAAAAGAATTTAACAAAGAAATACTAAAACCAAAATTCATTAACAACTAACAACTATGGAAAACAAAGTAAAAGATCAACTGCATCATGAAAACTATTCCCTTTATAATAGTGATTGTATGCTTGTCATGCCAACTATCGAAGATGAATCTATTGATTTATCGGTTTATTCCCCTCCGTTTGCCGGACTTTATAATTATTCAAGTTCAGAGCATGATTTTAGTAACTGCGAAAACAAAGAACAGTTCCTGCAACAGTACGAATATTTAATTAAAGAGATTTCCAGAGTAACTAAAAAAGGAAGAATTTCAGCGGTTCATGTTACCGATGTATTTGACAATACTTGCAGGCTTTGGGATTTTCCTCATGAGGTTATAAAGTTACATGAGAAATACGATTTTGAGTACCGTAACCGTATAACCATTTGGAAAGAGCCTTTAAAAGTAAGGATGCGTACAATGGTTCAATCTCTAATGCACAAGTTTATAGTGGAGGATTCTACTAAATGCTTTACAGCCATGCCTGACTATGTTTTGATATTTACAAAGAAGGGAGAAAATAAAGTGCCGGTAATTCATCCTTACGGAATTAATCATTATGCCGGCGAAACCCCAATTTTGCCAAATATTTTAAGGGCGTGGAATAACGCCAATAATTCAAACCTGAATGCAGATCAATTGTGGAATCATTTAAACGCTATCAATAAGGGTGACCAAATAACAAAACTAAACCACTATGTTTGGCAACGTTACGCATCCTCTGTATGGGACGACATTCGTATTGACAATATACTGCCTTTTAGAGATAGTAAAGAGGAAGATGATGAAAAGCACGTACACCCTTTACAGTTAGATGTAATTGATAGGCTTGTAGAATTATACTCCAATCCTAACGAGGTCGTTCTTACTCCATTCATGGGCGTAGGCAGTGAAGTTTACAGTCCTGTATCAATGGGACGAAAAGCGATAGGAATAGAGCTAAAAGACTCCTATTACAAACAGGCCACCATGAATTTAAAGGTAGTCGGTAGTCGATTTACAAATACCATAAATGCTACTTTATTTGATGAAGTAGACTCCGAAATGTAATGCCAAAACTATTCATCCTCATTGCCTGCGAGGGTTTTTTATTGCATAGAACCTGGAAGTGTAACAAAATAAAATATCAGTCGTAATAACTTAATATTAATGGAATACAGGCAACTGCACAAGTTTGCAATTCATCCAACTGACCAGCGTACCCGTAAGATCTATGATGATGTTTCATTGGTAGGTGCAGGAGTAGGGGGAATTGTGCTTAATAATATAAATTTGCCCTATGCCTAAACTTTCAATCCTAATTGCATCCATTCGGTCACGATCTGATAAGATGATTAGACTATTCGACCGACTACAAGAGCAGGAACAGCCCTATGGCGATGATGTGGAGATACTTGTCTTTACCGACAATAAGAAGCGGTCAATCGGTTATAAACGTCAGGCACTCCTTGACATCGCTAAGGGAGATTATGTGACGTGGATAGACGATGATGATGAACCTTCGCAGGATTATATTGAAAGGGTTATGAAAGTAATTTATAGTAGATTCAATCCCGATGTAATCACCATCAATCAGCATGTTTATATTGATGGCAAAGGGCCTTATCAATTAACTTTCAAAGCGGGGAATTCTGTCAATGATGAAATCGGTGAAATCCCTGCAATCAGGCCCCCTTGGCATACGTGCATCTGGAAGCGGGATCGGGTGAAGGATTGCACCTTTCCTGATCTGATGTATGGAGAGGATTGGGCGTGGGCTGAAAAGGCAAATAAAACCATCCGGCACGCTTCGCACATTGACGCAGTGCTATTAACCTATATCTTTGACAGCAATATAACGGAAGCATTATGATGGAAAGGTTCAGCCAAAACGATGAACAGGATCATATTTTAAAATACTTTAAAGGTCGCACAGGGAAATACCTCGACATTGGGGCCTTCGATGGTCGCACCTTGTCTAACACCTATGCCCTTCTTGAATCGGGGTGGGAAGGTGTTTTAGTAGAAGCAAGCCCTACCATGTTTACCGCCATGCAGCGCATTCTATCGGGGCGCAATGTTCACCTTTGCAACGCCTGTATAGTGACTGATCCTGTTATTGGCATGATTACCTTCTACGATAACGATCAGGCAACAGCAACGATCTCTAGCGATCATGTGAGTAAATGGGAGGGACAAACACCCTTCAGACCTATTACGGTCATGCCAGTCAATTACAACGCCCTAATAGGGTACTACGGCACTGCATTCAATATGGTCAGTATTGATGTAGAGGGGCAATCGGCTGAACTGTTTATGCGCCTATTCCCATTGCTGCCAGCAGTCGATCTATGGGTAGTTGAGCATGACTCTCGGAAAGTGGAAATCGTTGACCTTGCTGAAGGCTTTTCCGTACTCTGCGAGAATGGGGAAAACGTGATCTTGGGGCGCAAATGATCTTTTCCTTCATGATAATTTTGGCCACCCTTACGTTGGTTCTGGCGCACCGGCACAGTTCATGAGTGATGTTTATCACTTACACTTAGTAGTTGACTTTACAATGATTCCACTGCCATAGTCAGTGATTACCTCCTTCTTCGCATTCTTGATCTCATCCCTGCCACACACCTCTCTCGTTGAGGTGTAAGGATCCTGACTGCCTCCTACTTGGTATGTGGTGGTGGTACATTCTTCGCAAATTTCGCACCCTGAAAGGGCAATTAGGGCAATGATTAATAGCTTTTTCATGTCTTTTTTACAAAATTAAGTATTTTTATGTAAAATATTGGCTTTGATTATCAAATAGTTGCAGTATATTTGATAGAAAGTGAAGCAAAGGACTTGACATATACGATATATGCTATATATTTGCTTCAACAAACAACAAAAAAAAAACGACATGAAAACCTACAAAAACAAAAACGGAGAAGTAAATAAATTTGCATTGAATTACTTATCATCTGTTTACCGGAAAAATAACGGTTGGAGTAAATTGAGCGACTACTATTCTTCAAGGTCAACAAATTATCACTCAATCTTGCACTGCGATTTATTTGAAATGACGGAAGACAAGGAAATAATCAAAGGTTCTGGCTTTAGCGCATTAACAAAATGCATAATCAGGATAAATCTTGCAAATGCAGATGCTGCTAAATGGGTTGCTGATTATGAAAATAAAATTGCTGAGGAGAAAAAATGGGCTCAGGAAAGTGAAAATAAATTCTTAGAAAATGTTAAGATAGCCAAAGAGTTTGTTAAGCAAAATTTTGACAAACTTCCTTCTAACAACCCCAAAGAGTTAGCATACTATGCAAATAGCATTGGAGTAAGGGGGTTGGATGCAACAGTGTTTAGATGTGCACTAAAGCCATGACCACCATCACACCATTCATGCTCTCCTACATCAAGCGAGGGCTGCGCATCGGGGACATTAACCGGATAGCAACACTGTCCGGCTACACCCCTCAAACAGTGCAGAAGTCGCTAAAAGGTAACAGCATCGACCACGCTGCCAAGATCATCATTCCGATTGCCTTGGACATCGTAAACCACAATATACAGGAATCCATTGCCATCTACGAGGCAGGGAAACGTGAATTTGAACGTCAAAAAATAGAAAACCCATGACACTAACCGGAATACTTCGGGGCATCGGCAAGAGCCTACGCCCCCGCTACGAGCGCAGAGATGTAGTCATCACCCTCGACTTTGAAGTAGAATTTACCATCACAGAGGCCGAGGAAGATTTGAATATTGGCAGGGAGATACATTGGGATTATGACCATGAAGAAGTGCGAAAGCAAATCAATCAGAAAATTCAACAATTTATAGACGATGAAGACTGGGACTCCTAATGTAATACTGACCACCACCAACTGCGAGCGATGGTTATGGTGGCTGATGACCTCGACAGCATCGGGATCAATTGTAACAACCCCGAAAGGAGTAAAAGTTTATATTCTCCATGACTAACCCCATCACCACAGCCGGGCTGATTATCGCAGCCATCATCGGCATACTATACCTAATCAGCCTAACCCCTAAACACCGCAAACCATGAAACCTACTGACAATGATTTAGACTACATCGCATCCCGCATCAGGGATGACTTCGATACCTGCGATACCCGGTTCCGATCTGAATTCTATCGCTATGAATACCGGATGGAGTTGATCGAAAGGGCTAAGAGATTCGGGCTGCCTGACCTTGTGACTGAATTAAAATCTGATATTCGAGTGGAATGATATATGAAATATATCGTATATTTGCAAAAAAAACTATGAAAAAACTAATAGACATTCCTGATGACGTATTCAAGAAGCTGCGCATCAGGGCAGCGCAGAAAGGTATGCCACTATCTCACTACATTAAGTATTACCTCACCCAGCATGTGGGTGAGAAGAAACAAACAACTAAACAAAACTAGCAATGGACTACGTAACATCAGAAGCAACGGACAATGTGTTTAAGGCTCTCCTTGCCTTTCACAAAGACCCTCCACCGATAATTAAAGAGGGCAAGATTTTAATGCACAACAAGGAAAGGAAGTATCTAACCTTAGACAGCATCCTTCACGCTGTTCGCCCTGCATTAGCATCGCAGGGACTATTCATCATGCAGCATCTTGCAGGGGATTCACTGATCACTATCATTCAGCATGAATCCGGGCAGTTTATTCAATCGTATTTCCCATTTCAAACCATGCAGGGATCAGGCACAAACAACCTTCAGAACTTAGGAGGGGGGTTGACCTATCTGCGAAGGTATGCCCTTACTGCTATATTAGGTATTGCAGCCGATGAAGATGATGATGGGAATGCAGGTGGTATTGAGAAGAAAGGTGAATCAGAAGCAACACCCGGCCCTACCAAGTGGCTGAACTCTGTCGATAAGGCGGGTAATATAACCCCCGAATGGAATAATCTTCTAAAGGGTATATCCGATGGTAAGATCAACACCCTTAACGATGTCAGGAAGTACTACAAGGTGAGTAAAGAAGTGGCTATTGACGTTAATAAAGCATTAGGATTATGAACCAATCAGACTTATTTCACGAATCCGAGGGCACTAACCGCCCCCCTTCAATAGAACCGTACATTACTGAAGTGGCAACCAATTTCAACCCATCAAGGGAAAGTATAGATGATGCCATAGCGCACCTCCACAACCAACTCGACAATGGAGAATTGAACCCCGAAGAACTTGCTATCCGCGTCAAGTGGATGGAGGAATACATCAAGGAGGCGAAAGAGGCCATCAGGCCGCACGTACTTGACAGTATAGGCAAGTATTCCAAAGGCGAAGACATTATACGCTACGGCTCACGTATTGAAGCAATGGAGGCAGGAGCCCGATACGATTATTCAGGATGCGGTGACGTGGTGTGGGAGGCCATGCAATTGGCAAAGAAAGGGCATGATGAACTGATTAAGCAGCGGGAGAAATTCCTGCAATCCATCAAAGGGCAACAGACATTGGTTGATGATGCCACAGGAGAGATTTATACGGTTTTTCCTCCTAAAAAAACAAGTACTTCCACGTACAAGGTTACACTAGGCAAATGAACGAGCTGCGATACTTTGGGTTTGTAGATGATGGGGGTAAGATGCAGATTCATGGTAGGATATCCTTTGTCGAAGATGTGAGGCACTTCACCGGCAAAGCCATTGAGATCATTGTCCGGGTACAGGGGCGCAGGAGTAATATCCAAAACGCTTATTACTGGGCAGGAATCATCCCCATCATCCAACGTGGAATGAAGGATATGGGAGTAGTCATTAGCAAAGAACAAACCCATGACTTACTCAAATACAAGTTCCTGTTAATAGAATATGTGACAGGCGATGGTGAGGTCATTAAATCCATCGGATCAACGAGAAAATTAAGCAAGGAAGAATTTGCCGAGTATATTGATGAAATCAGCAGGTGGGCGCAGGAGTATCTAAATATTACAATTCCACAACCGAACGAACAAACAACAATTGAATTATGAACATGCAACTACACCTCGACTTCAACACCCGACAAAACTCACGAGAGAATCAGGCCCTGTATGATAACAATAAACCCACCTTCGGGGCGCAGTGTCAGCGGATATACGATTGGCTGATGACAGGCAAGACACTCACCAGAAAGGAGGCGGAGGACTTCTTGGACGTTGGTGACGCCAGAGCAAGAATCCGGGATTTGAGAAACGCAGGGGTGAATGTCGATGATAAGATCGCCGGTAACGGTAACCGAAAATATAAGATTTATTTTATAAAAACCAACCCATGAACAAACAAGAACAACTTAATCTTTGGACAAAACTCTGTCTAAAGGGCAATTTAACACCAATTTGCTTGATAACCTACGACAAAGATGGTTATCCTCACGTCTTTACAGACTATGAGGCAGACCAGATTCAGCAGGTTTTAAAGCATCTCGTTAAAAATAATCCCATAGAAGATAATTTCATAACTCCATGGACAAACAAGAACTGATTGAAAATATAGAAAAACACATTCCCGAAGGATTGAAGCCGTTGCCAAGTGTGGAGGAGTTGGAGAAGGAGTTAAAAGAACTTACATCAACAACAACATCCAAAATCATCGCCCAACACCTTCACTCCAAATACGGCACACCTACCCCTAATCCATCACTTCCGAGTGTGGAGGAGTTGCGAATGGACATTCTAAATACATGGGGAAAACCTGATGTTACTTCAATAAATGAACTTGCACAATATATAGCTAACAAATACGCCTTGCATCCTCGTGAGTGGTGGAAGGATTGTGAAAGGTTTGTGTATGGCTCACAATCATTATATCTAACAGGATATAAAGTAATGAAGAACGGCGAAATCTACTTACACAGTGGCTATCAAAAATTCCCATTAAGCCAATGCACCCCCTACACCGCACCAACGGCTGACGATATAATCAAAAAGCACAACCTGACAGAGGAAGAAATTAACATAATCAAACAATCATGACACTAAAACAACTCACATGGAAAGATTTTGAAAAGTTTAACCCATGCTATAATCCACAGAAGCGCTATGGTAAATTTAACGGCACTATCCTTGACATCCTCAATGATGATAGGATTCCTGATAATGATAAAATCTGGGCTGCGACGCAGAATAATATTCTTGATGATAAGACACTGCGATTATTCGCCTGTAAATGCGTCAGAGAAGTTTGGCACTTACTAACTGACGAGCGTAGCCGTAATGCTGTTGAGGTAGCGGAGAGATATACCATTGGAGAGGCTACGAAAGAAGAATTAACTGCTGCTAGGGATGCGGCTAGGGATGCGGCTAGGGATGCTGCTAGGGCTGCTGCTTGGGCTGCTACGAAAGAAGAATTAACTGCTGCTTGGGCTGCTAGGGCTGCTGCTAGGGCAAAACAAGTGCAGATACTCATTGAACTGATAGAGAAAGAAATCATGGCGATAAGGGAGGGGAAGGGATGTTAGACAAACCAACCAAAGCATCTGATATACCCAAGTGCAAAGACTGTCATTTTTGTCAGATTACTACATCGGGGCAATCTGGTGAATGGGGTCAGGACGTATGGGTGCGTCACTACTGTATTATGTTTAGTGAAAAAGTGTCTTACGATTCAACTTGCATGTTTCATAAATTAAAAAAAATTAACTACGATGTTTAAACTAACAATAATCTCAGGCGGCAGGGAGATTCACATTGAGATTCCGATTGCCGATGACAGGTATCTTGATGGTAATGTTAAGTCAGCCATTGAAATCATCAAGGCTGCGAGTGAGGAGATTTTAAAACTTAATGAGTGACGTATAGGGAGTTGGCGAAGGAACGGATGCTCAATTTTCGCACTAATTTCAATGGCAGCTTTTGCCAATCCGCTGTTATGTGCTGGGCGGTTTATCAGCACTAATTTTAATTTGAAAACAAAATGACTGCAAAAGAAAAAGCAAGGGACATTTTTAATAAAATGGAAGTTGATGTAAATGATTACGAAAGTAAATATCCAACTTACTCAAATAGACAAGCAAAGGAATGTTCCTTGATTTGTGTTGATGAAATCATGAAAGCAATTGGATGGCACGAAATGGATGAGAGTAATAAAGATACATTTTGGGATGATGTTCGTGATGAGTTGGTCAAAATGTAGCCTTACACATAACTACCGGCTTGGCGTAATTGCGCCTAACCTACATTAATTTAATTTGAAACGAAATGATAACAACAATTTTAGCGGTCTTATTGATTGCGATTTGGTGCTTAGGAGCAATGTTTGTAACAGTAATTACAGGTTGGGAAATGAACAAATTATCTGACTTGCTAAAAATTGTGTTTTGGCCGATAACTGTATTTATATGCAGTAAGTAGCCTTGCCTATAACGCCTACGGCTTGGCGAAGTGGGGGAATTAAAAGCACAAATGATGAAATTAGAACTGAACTTTGATAATAGCACAAATGCCGAATGTAGCACGCGATTGGCGAAGTAAAAGCCTTGCACCACCGTTGAAATTCAGCACTACACTTGATGGCTTTTATTTTGCCAATCGCGTGTTACAGGAAGGCACGGTTAGTATAGGTTAAATTTAATTAGAAATATAAATCAAAAAAAATGGCACAAAAATCAAACATTCAATGGACAGATGCAACTTGGAACATAGCCAGAGGTTGCACAAAAGTAGATGAAGATTGTAAATTCTGTTATATGTATAGAGATAGCTTTGATAATACAAGGTATAATCCTTTACAAGTAACGAAAACAAAAACAGTTTTCAATTTGCCTTTGAAGATTAAAGAACCTTCAAAGATTTTTACTTCATCATTAACTGATGTATTTCATCCTGATTGCGATGCTTTCAGAAATGAAATGTGGGATATTATTCGTAAATGCCCACACCACACCTTTCAAATACTTACAAAAAGACCTGAAAGAATTACAGAGCATACACCTGCTGATTTATTACAAGCGAATAATATTTGGTTTGGCACAAGTGTAGGAAGTGAAAAAGGGAAACAAAGAATTTATGACTTGTTGAAAGTTGATTGTAAAACTCGTTTTGTTTCATTTGAACCATTACACGAAAGAGTAGATATGAACTTGGATTTACTCGACTTGCTTAAAATTCATTGGTCAATTATTGGCGGTGAAAGCGGAAATGAAACTGGCAAATATCGTTACAGACCTTGCAAGGTTGAATGGATGGAAGAACTTGTAAAAGACTTAACACCAACGACTGCAATATTTGTCAAACAAATGGGAACGCATTTAGCAAAAGAACTTAAAATGTCAGATAGACACGGTGGCAATATTGATGAGTTTCCGTCCACGTTGCAGGTCAGAATGTTTCCTACGGAGCAGGTCGGTAGTGCTTTCCTGTAACTACCAGCTTGGCGCAATTGCCCAAAACCTACTTTAATTTAATTTGAAACAAAATGATAACAACAATTTTAGCGGTCTTATTGATTGCGATTTGGTGCTTAGGTGCAATGTTTGTAACGGTAATTACAGGATGGGAAATGGTTAAAGTAAAAGACTTGCTAAAAATTGTGTTTTGGCCGATAACTGTATTTATATGCAGTAAGTAGCCTTGCCTATAACGCCTACGGCTTGGCACAACTAATAAACTATAACAAATGACAGCTTACATAAACAAATCAATAGTATCCCGGCGCATCAACGATAACTCTTACCCGGACATGATGACCACCTATAAGAAGTACTGCATCGGAAAGCCTACCACCTCCACACTGCGCTTCTACCTGCGTATGGTGGCGGATTGTGACGAGGAGATTAAAACCGACCCTTATAATGAGCCTCTAAAGCGCAGGAGGCTGCAAGCACAGGCATCGGCTGACCTGCTTAATGCCATCCTGACCCACCCTCATCATGGGTTGAGTTATGAAACGTTGCCGGAGATTTATACACAACTATCTGAGGTTGTTTGAAAAGATTTATATTTGCAATCAAATCCGTTGGAGCGGATTGACTAACCCAATATTGCCCCTGATTTCTGTTACGGCTCCAAACGTTTCAGAATGATGGGGCTTCTTAATTTATGGACAGCTTAAAATATTTTCCGTTTTATTTTAATCGATTTGCAGACGGCGTACGAGGTTATAGTATGGAGTTCATTGGTATCTATATAATGCTACTTTGCAGACAAGCTGAGATGAATAGAATACCTAATGATTTACCAAAATTAAGTAGGTGGATGGGAGGTGTTTCTATAAAAAAAATAGAAAATGTTCTAAACGACAAATTTATTTTTGACAATGACGGTTTCTATAACGATACTTTGCAGACTGTCATATATGAAGTACTAAGTAAATCAGAATCAGCAAGAAAGAGCGCAAATTCTCGATGGAATAATATGCGAACACAATGCGAACGCAATGCGAACGCATCTGAAACGCATCCCAAAAGTGATGCGAATGACATGCTAATAAAGGAAAGAAAAGAAAAGAAAAGAAAAGGAAAGGAAATAAAAGAAAAAGAAAATAAAGAAATATTGGTGAATAAATTCACTCCCCCTCAACTTTTTGAAGTGGTCAACTACTTTTCTTCAAAAGGAATTTTATCCGATGTGGAAGCTAATATGTTTTTCAATCACTTCACATCAAACGGTTGGAAGGTCAGTGGAAAGACCCCGATGAAGGACTGGAATGCCGCTGCCAACAATTGGATAGCCCGATCAAAAGAATTTATAAATACTCAAAATGGAAAACGAAAATCTAACCAACCAGCAACAATTGACCAAGTTGCAGCAGCATTCTCAACCCCACCTGTATTCGTCAACCTTGGAGATTTTAGCAACATCTCAAGGCATAAAGATCAGGGATCAGAATAATGTTAGCGAAGTAATTAACAGTCTTATAGGGCGCATCATAACCATGTTAGGAATCAAAGAAGATGGCATACCCACCCCTGAACAGCGTGGGATGATGATTCAAGGAATAAGTAAGTATTATTCATCATACACACCGGAAGAGATTTACCTTGCCTGTGAGATGAATCATTATGGAAAGTTTACATATCGGATTGACCATTACGGAAAGTTTACAATTGACTATATGTCAGGATGCTTACATCTGTTCAACGAAGAAAAGAAGGCTGCCATACTCCGGGCTAAGATGATCGAACCCATGCGCCCTAAGCCTAATCCCATACCACCTGACCAGCAGCGAAAAAATGAAATTCACCGGGATAAGCAGTATTGGGATGTGCTTGTAAATTTTGTCAAAGAGCAAGGTTACAGGCCCCTGTATTGGGACTGGACAAAGGTGTTTAACTACCTTCGTGAAACTGGTCATCTGGCAGATTATGACCGGGGCCGGATGGATGATATTTATCGTGAAATTTCAGGCAAAGCAAGAGCAGCGGCATCTTCCGAGCGCATGATGGCCGATACCATTGGAAAGATAAACTATGCAACATCAACAAGTTCAGAAGATAGGATAAAGGAAATGTGCCGTAAATTTGTTGTAAACGAGGTTTTGAAATTCAAATACCCTAACTATATTTGCAAAGAAAAAACTGCTGAAAATGAGTGACAAAGACAAAGAGTTAACCGGGGTTATGTTTTTCAACGACCGAAAAACCAAGCACAACAGCCCTGAATTCAGGGGCTCTTTTCTGGCCGATGGCCAAAAGTTCAGCATATCTTGCTGGTATTCCTCAAATCATTCCGGAACCGATGCAGGAAAAGGTTTGTTGTTCCCTAATCCTAAAAAGGGCGCAGAAACGCATCCAGACTTCGTAGGTTGGATCATCACCCCTTCAAAGGTAAGATATAGCGTATCGGCATGGAAAAGATCATCAGAGGCTTCTATTGAGTATTTAAAGCTATCCCTTAAGGAGTGGTCGGATTCAGGCATAATTGCCCCGGTCAATTCATGGGGATTGGCTTGTCAGGACTGGAAATTATAAACACCATGACGGAAGATCACTTTCAGATGTCTGTTTGTAAGTTGTTGGATGCCCTCAATATGGACTGGTTCCACTGTCCCAATGGTGGCAAGAGGGATATTATGACCGGGTCTTTGCTAAAGAAGATGGGTGTCAAAGCGGGTGTGCCTGATGTAATTATTATTAACCAAACACGCACCGGGTCAAATGGTTTAGCCATTGAATTGAAAGTCGGCAAGAATCGAACGACAGAATCGCAGGAATATTGGCGGGGCAAGTTTCTGCTGAACAATTGGAGTTATGAGGTAGTGTATTCGATGGATGAGGTAATTAGCCTAATGTCTAAGCACTACGGCAAATGATAACCATTATACACCCCTCTCGTTGGCGTCCTCAGATGGCCCTCAAGGCATGGAATCAGTGGATGACAGCCGCCAATAGCCCCAAGCAAATTCAGTATATCCTAAGCCTAGACACCTCCGATTCAACTCAAAATGAATATGCTAGGTTGTTTGAGGGCACAAACGTTCAGATCATATTTAATAATAATAGATCAATTGTTGATGCCGTTAATGTGGCTGTCAGCTTTGCCAAATACCACATATTTGTAGTGGTGTCCGATGACTTTGGATGCCCTGATGATTGGGACATGGACATCGCCGGATATTGTCATTGTGATGAGCCGGTACTACTTCATGTTAACGATACTATTCAAACAGACGTCTGTACACTTCCCATCCTGAACCGGGCCTATTACGATAAGTTTGGGTATATCTATCACCCACACTACTACTCTATGTTTGCCGATAATGACCTTACCGAGTGCGCCAAGCGGATAGGGGCCTATGTGTCGGACTTCGGGTTAATCTTCGAGCATAATCACTATGTGAATGGCAAAAACAAGCGGGATAAGACCTATGACCGGGAGAATTCTAAGCAGGCATGGGACATCGGAAAGCGGGTATTTGCCCGAAGAAAGCAACTGAACTTTGAAATATGAGCCTGACCGTTTGTATTCCGGTGTACTTTAAGCATGAGCACCTATATCAGAGCCTTCAGGCGCAGATTGGGTCATACTCGAAGGGTTATGACATCCACCTGATGAAGCATCCCAATAGAGGCGAAAAGACAATCGGAGAGATCAGGCAAATGATGTTACAACATGTAACAACGCCTTACATTGCCTTCATTGATGCCGATGACAGGATTCATCAGAATTACTTTAAAGAGGTATTTAAGGGGATCGAACAGGGGGCTAAGGGAATCGGATTCAAAGGTCAGATAACCACCAACGGAACACGCCCTCATGAGTTCATCCACTCGATGAAGTATGACAAGTGGCACGATAAGATAGTAGGTCGGCAGCGGGTTTATTACAGGCCCCTGAACCACCTAAACCCTATCCGTACCGATATTGCCTTGCAGATTGGATATACAGCCCTTCGGCATGGTGAGGATTTAAGCTATTCGACCCGTCTGGTTGAATCGGGGTTAATCAAGGAAAGTGAGGAATATTTTATCAACGATATAATGTACTACTACCTTTATAAGACAAGAAAATGAACCCGGTAATAACATCCTTCGGCAAAGGTCAATGGTATCCTAAAGGGATCGAGCGGCTAAAGAATTCATGTAATGAATTCAATGTCATCTGCCAGCCTTTTCTCAACTATCCTTATGGTTGCCCCACTCATCAGGACATACCTTATGCCTTTAAGCCTTATTGCATGGATGCTGTCAGGAAATATCATGACATTGTCCTGTGGGCGGATGCTTCGGCATGGATTATAAACGACCCACAGCCAATATTTGAAATCATACACGATCAGGGATATATTATCTTTGATTCGGGATGGAAGAATGACCAATGGTGTAGTAATCGCCAACTAGAAGCATTTGGGTTTAATAGGGATCAGGCGGCTGACCAAAGGCAGGTAGTGGGCGGCCTGTTTGGAATCGACTTCAGTACCGACTTGGGAGCTGCCATATTTGAGATTTACAAGAATTCAATCGACCTGTTTAAAGGTCAATGGACAAACGAACACCTGACAGAATCGGCTGATCCGAGGTGTCTGGGTTGCAGGCATGACCAATCTATCCTTAGCCTAATCGCTGCTACCTTAGACCTTACTATCACCAACCCGACCGGATACTTTACATTTGACCCCAAGCAAAAAGATTGTATATTTGCCTTACAAGGAATGTAATGTTTATAGAACCAGCCATATCATCAGTCTGTTATTCGACAATCGAAACTCAAATTCACTCCTATTCAATGGGTGAGTATATAGAACGTCATAATGTGCCGGGGGATGTGGTTGAATGCGGCATCGCAGCCGGCGGAAACTTCGCTCACATGATGCAAGGTGTCTTATCAATCAACCGATTTACCAACCGTACATTCTGGGGTTACGATTCCTTTGAGGGCATCCAATTGGCAGGGACGAATGACACCGAGCAGGCAGGTATTGGAGCCATCAACCATGATGTAAACGTCCCATCCGATGATCTGCTTGTCAGTTCTGGGATTACCGTTCACAGCGAAGAAGAAGTACGCAGGAACTTAGACAGGTGGGGGTTAAATACACGTGTAAGGATTAAGTTGGTGTCAGGATGGGTTCAGAAGTCAATGGAAGAAGATTCGCCTGAAAGCATTGCAATCCTTCGGTTAGACATGGACATTTACGATCCTACCTTATATGTGTTGCGTAAACTGTATGACCGAATAACCAAAGGAGGGATCATCATTATTGATGATTGGGCACTGACAGGGGTCAGAAGGGCAGTGGAGGAATTCTGGCGAGAGATGGGTATAAGTCCCGCAATTCAAACAATCGAAAACAGTACACCGATATGGTGGGTAAAATCATAACTGTCTGTTATTAAACAAATAAAAGAAATAAATGCCCGCTAAAGGCAAAGTAAATAACCCCAAAGGTCGCACGAAAGGATCGCAAAACAAGAAAATTGCGCCCATTCGTGAGAAGTTCCAGCAGTTGTTGGATGGGTACACTATTGAGTTAATGCTTCAAGACCTGAAAGGATTAGAAGGGGGTGAACGCCTGCGCATTGTTACAGGATTGGCTGAATTCATCATCCCGAAGATGAACCGTACCGAAGTCAAGAATGAGGATGGTAATGAGATAACATTGAAGATCATTCGTGAGTGAACTACTGGTTAAACTCAAAATACTGCATGATGGACAAACCGAAGTTTTATCTGATTGTTCCCGGTTCAATGTTTTGAACATCGGTCGGCGATGGGGAAAGACCACCCTAGCCGTTAATGAACTGATAGTACAGCCTGCTTTTGATGGCTTTCCTGTTGGCTACTTCGCCCCTACTTATTCCGATTTGCATGATGTGTGGATAGAACTTCGGTCATTACTCCATGATGCCATAGTATCGAAGAATGAACAACAGAAGCAAATACGCCTCATTACAGGCGGGGTTATAGACATGTGGTCAATGGATAATCCTGATAGCGGAAGGGGCCGCAAATACAAGCGGGTTATCATTGACGAGGCTGAGAAAGCCAAGAAGTTTAACGAGGCATGGCAGGGCACTATCTTACCCACCCTTTTAGATTATAAAGGGGATGCGTGGATTCTTTCAACCCCCAAGTTCGGGCAGACCTATTTCAAAGAATTATTCAAGTTGGGTAAGGATGGTAAGGATGGATGGCGATCATTCAACCTATCAACTTACTCAAACCCTTACATTGATCATCAGGAAATCGAAAATCTTAGGCTGTCGATGGATGAACTGTCATTCCGGTGCGAGATACTTGCCGAGGATGTAGATGCGGTTAATAACCCTTTTGCCTATGCCTTTGATGAGGTTAAGCATGTTCACCGGTGCGAGATCAACAACCACCTAGAGGTGATGCTGTCCTTCGATTTCAACGTTGACCCGATTACATGCCTTGCTTTTCAGGATGACGGGACTCGTATGACATTTATCAGGGAGTGGGCAATAAACAGCGGTGACATTTATCAGTTGACCGATATGATCCTGTCAACCTATCATAACGCCATATTTTTGGTCACAGGCGATGCCACAGGGGCGGCAAGGTCAGCGGTGACACAAGGCAACCTTAACTATTATAGCGTGGTTCAAAGTAGGCTAGGGCTAGGTGTGGCACAGATGAGGCAGCCACGAATTAACCCCTCCATCAGGGATAGCAGGGTGCTGACCAACTCTATTTTACAGAACTACCCCCTAATTATTGACCCATCCTTGCAGGGTTTAATCAGGGATTTAAAGTATGTTCAGGTGGATGGTGACCAGAACATCATCAAGGATAGAAGGGATGACACCCGGAAGTCTGACCTGTTGGACTGCTTCAGGTATGGGTTAAATACTTTTAAGCATGATTTTGTGAAATTCATTTAAAATATAGTACTTTTGTTGTGGCCGATGGCATACGATGGAACCGCTTAACTATAATCATTTAAGTCATGGCATTATCGTATGTAGCCGCTTTAAAGATTGCTGATTCTCACACTTGGACAAACGGCATTTGGACTTATTGGGGGCAGACCTTAAGTAGCGGCAATGGCCCTTACGGCACTCTAAGCGATATTTTATCAGACATCAAATCCTTCCTTGAAGGTACATGGGGTGGAACTTTTGATTGGACAATCACTGTAAACGGCTCTTTCATAGATTACGACTTTACTTATAATGGATTGTCAACAGACCCTGCGACCGATTCCGCAAGTGGTTACGACCTTGTTGCACTGACGCTAATATCAACCGAAGGCACGGCATACTCTGCCAGCTTCTTGTCAACCACCCTCTGCGAGGACTTGGGCCTTTGCCCTCAATGCCCTCCATCGGTGAACCCAGATGACGCTACCGATTGCCCCGATTGTTACAGCGATGAAGTGCCTTTCTGCGACACTCCGATTAGCATATTAGGATTAGAAGATAGCACTACTTATATCTTCAAGATCACAGATCAGGCAACAGGGAGGATTTACACTTACACTACCGACAGCGATGTAAACGGTCAGGCTGACCTTTCAACGGCTGACTTTCCAACCGGGCTATTCACCCCTTATAATGGGCCTTTCACTATCTCCATCTTCGACACAGCCAATAATCCTGTGGTGCTGACTTATGGCTACGTAAACTACTCCTGCGTGGAGGTTACTATTACCAATTCAACAGACTACACACCATGATAGACCTCCTTATACTGATGCTGTTTAACGCCCTGATGATAGTCGGTATTTACCTATCAACAGGCAATGACATGATATTTGAACGCCCGGCACGATGGATAGAAGGTAATATCAATTACACGCTGACAAAGCCACTATTTAACTGCCCTACATGTATGGCATCGGTTCACTCGGTCTTGCCCTATTGGTACATGACACAGTATAACACCGATGCGCTAATCATCTATTTGATGTATATTCCGGCCCTTGCTGCGATGTCAACTTACATAGCCAATTTAATCATTACAGAATGACACTATCTCAAATGGGATTCGATTACTTAGGGAGGTGTGCCTGTGCAGGTAAGCCAGAGCGGTGGGTGTCACCTAAGAGATTAGAACTAAAGAAGCTGAATAATGGGCAATGGAAGCTACTGCGAGGGGGTAAGATGGTGCGATATGGCTATACACCCGACAGCATCGAATCGGAGATTGAACAATACATGACTGACAATAATCTGCTAACATGAACGTAAAAGATTTATTTAAAAGAAAACCAAAGCCTAAGGAGTGGAACCTTCAAGAGGGACATGTGATAGTACCTGCCTTCGAGGATAGAGGAGTACAATACTATGAGATTAAAGACCTGTTCAATACTTTCTCCAATCGGGGATTAATGGCATTGCAGGTTTACGAAGAGTGGGGCATGAGGATGACCAAGGAAGACCTGCAAGATTTCATCCTTGCCTTTGAAAAGATATTGACATCACCCAAGGAGATCAATGTACTTAACCTTGTCAAGGTGGTGAACATGCTTAAAGAGAGGTTGAACTTTCCGATCTCTACGGCTGACATGTATTACAAGATGGCATCGGTGAGGTACTTCGATGCGAATGAATCACCTTACTCTTATGATCCGGAATACAACAAAGGCAAGATAGCAAGATGGCAGGAGGCATCATCTACGGTGGATGATTTTTTTATTATGCAGCGGCAAGGGGATATGCTTCCTTTGCCCAAGCTATCAAAGGACGATTTACAAAGCTATTTGGAGACAGCGAAAAAGTTAGTAGATCATCATTCACAGACTCTGCAATCCTTCGCTTCGCAGCAGCAGCCGAAAATGGATTTATCCAGCGTACAATGATAAACCATAAGTATAGTATTGATTGCAACAGGCTAACACTATGGGAATATCTATTATTAATTGAACACACTAAAGAATCTGAATAATCATTTAAAAACATATAAATCATGGCAAAAACAATCGACATAAAGCCCTGTGTACAAAAGTTTAATTCCATCGTTTCCGTAGAAGTGGTATTTACAGATGGCAACGAATCAGAAACAAGGGTCTATTTATTAGATGCTAATGATATTAGCTGCGTTACGGATAATATTAATCCTAATTCAGCAGTATTAAATTATGGGCCTTATGTTCTGAATTTAACAAATGATTATGCTACATTAATGTATAACGGAATTATTCAGGATACTGCGCAAGATTTAGCAGTTTTAAGCGCGACAAACATAGGAGGGTATGCCCAATGAATACAATATATATTGATTGCTTGGCAAGCATAGGTGCTTGTTACCAATGGCAGATTACAATCGTTCGAGATGGGGTTACTGTAAATGTATTTAATGTAATAGCACACCGTTATAAACTAAGCTATGTAGTTACACATGATATGTACGGTTATCTTACATTTAGTGAGAAGTTTACTCTTTCAATATCCAATGATTATGATGAGTACGCATATAACGTAACAGCATTCGGAGGAGGCGGCCCTTACACCTGCACGAACCCTGCTGATTTAATTGAAACGATCATTGATTCATTTTATAGTAATTTCTAATGCTAAAAAAACATGAAAACATTAAACATAAGTAGTGCAACAATCATAAATAATGAATATCCTGATTATAAAAAATTGGAGGTTTATGTTTATGATGATACCGAAACAGAACATCAACAAATAAGTTTGCATCGTTTTAACATTGGGATGAATAGTGACACCGTCAGTATTGGAACATTTGTGGTTGACAGGTCAATTATTTCAGAATATAAATTTGATGGGGATACAATGACCGCAGAAGATATGTTTAACAATCTTATAGACACTTTAAATAGTAATTAAATGCCCACTTATTCAATTGTCGATTTTACAGACACCATCGTAAAGGTTGTCGAGGATAGCATGGAACTTCTATTTAAGAAGTGTTACTGCTCTACTGATGTGGATGGGGATTACTTGCTTTTCTTCGCTCACGAACTTGAAACAGGGAAGTTGCGGCAGCAGTATCGAATACTCTACTCCGATTGCGTGGCTCCCGCTGCTGCATCGGCCATACTCTTGCAGGTGGCTGTTGATGCGATCATCGAGAATTATGCGGGTGGTGGTGGTGGAGGTTCGGGAACGGTGACCAACGTATCAGCCCTCACGATTGGCACTACCGGAACGGATTTAAGTAGCAGTGTTGCCAATCCTACTACTACGCCTGTAATTACGCTAAATGTCCCTACGGCATCATCGAGTAACAGAGGGGCATTATCATCATCGGACTGGACAATATTTAATGGCAAGCAGGCTGCGCTCGGATTCACTCCCGAAAATGTGGCTAACAAAGCGACTGACCTAACAAGTCCTGATAATACGAAATACCCGACCACATTGGCGGTGTCAGCAGCATTAGCTGATATTTCTGTAAACAAAACAATGGCATTAATAGCAGCATACTAAATGTATTTATCATCAACAGATAAGATTGAGATAGTGTTAGCGGGTGCGGTGAGTGCCAATCATCTGCCATGCGTAGCATCGTGGCAGGATATCACCTCGGCAGGGATGACTTTACCTCAATCGTCATCACAGACAAATAGCAACAACACTACGGAAACAACTATTGTGGCGGCTCCGTCAGCGTCGACTAATCGGCAGGTAACGCACCTGACCGTTTATAATGCGGATACCACAGGGGCTACCGTTACAATTCAGAAGGATGTTTCAGGCACTAACTATGTGCTTGTTAAATCGGTACTTGCTGCGGGTGATACTTTGCAATGGTCAAGGGAAGGCGGGTGGAATGTTCTTACTCAATCAACACAGGAGAGTGTTATATTAATTCCTTTCGCCGGAACCGGCACATGGACTAAGCGAGCCGGATTAAAAAGGGTACTCATATTCTGCTTAGGCGCAGGAGGCGGTGGCGGATCAGGCAGGCAGGGTGCAGCCGGAGAAAATCGTTTTGGCGGTGGTGGTGGCGGCGGTGGTGCTGTGGTATGGCGCAATATAGCTGCTGTAGACCTTGCATCATCGGTAGCAGTTACTATCGGTGCGGGTGGTACAGGAGGGGCGGCACAGGCATCTACTTCAACCAATGGCACCAATGGCACTGCGGGTGGCGAGACTTCATTTGGGGCGTTGGTGATTGCTAAGGGTGGGGCTCTTGGGTCAGGAGGATCAACGGCATCAGGGTCAGGCGGAGGTGGTGGATCACAGGTAACATCAACTCCGACATATATGCCCTATGCAATAACAGGCGCAACAGGTGGCAATGGAGGTACTAACAGCGGTGCGGGTAGTGGAGCGACAGGATTCGCATTAGTAGGCGCACCGGCAGGGGGTGGAGGGGGTGGAATAAACACTGCTAATACTTCTGCTGTCAGTGCTGGTAGTGGCGGCGGTGTGTATCAAAATGGAACCCTCATTACAGGTGCTGCATCATCAGGATCATCACGTCCCGATGGCGCAAACAATCAAAACGTTTACCTTCACTTCTCAAATAGCATAGCTGCAACAGTGGGAGTCGGCACAAGCGGAGCGGGTGGCTATCCCGGTTCGGGAGGATCGGGAGCGGGTGGATACGGTGGTAGCTATGGCGCAGGTGGTGGTGGCGGTACGGCTACCTTAAACGGTACTTCATCAGGAAGGGGCGGTGATGGCGGTGGTGGTTTATGCGTAGTAATGGAAATATACTAATCAATGGCGACAGAAAATATACTCCTTAAATTCACATCTGACCTATCGGGGCTGAAATCGGCATCCGAGGAACTTGTCAAGATGGGCAAGCTGACCGAAGAGGACAAGCGTAAGTTTGACACCCTCCTCGGCACAGTAGAGGGGATTGATGATGCGTTGAAGGAGGCAGGGATAGAGGCGAGTAAGTTCAGTAAAGAGGTCAGCAAGGGTGCGGATAGTGGTAAGACCCTGCGCACACAACTAGCAGAGGCGAAGAATGAGGCGGTGCGACTGTCAGGGGCATTTGGGCCGTTCAGCAAGGAGGCAAGAGAGGCAGCCAAGAGGGCAGCAGCACTGAAGGATGAGTTGGGAGATATGAATGATGTGCTAGACGCATTGAATCCAGATGCTAAGCTAAACGCCTTCGTTAAACTCGGTCAGGGGGTGCAGGGTGCTTTCCAAGTGGCTACCGGAGCATTGCAGGTATTTGGAGTGGAGAATGAGCGGATCACAAAGATAGCGCAGCAGTTTCAAGGGGTGCTGAATGTTACGCAAGGCATCAATAGTATCCTTCAGTTGAAAGATGTTTACACGCAGCTTAGGTTGGTGCTTGGAATTACTACAACGGCGCAGACAGCCTTAGGTGCAGCTACGGCTACCACAGCAGTAGCAACAGAAGGGGCAACGGCAGCTACTGTTGAGTTTTCCGCAGCATTGACAGCTACTGGTATCGGGGCTATTGTGGTTGCATTAGGGGCTCTAGTATTAGCTTTTGTGGCCGTTGAGAAAAGTATTGACGATGCAGCCTTCGAGGCGGATCAGTTTAAGAAGAAGATGGATGACCTAGAGGCGGCATCTAAGACATACGGAGTTACTTTTAATAAGCTACTCGATGAAAGGATTGACAAATTAGATTTTGAGATTAAAAAGGCCGAGGCTCGAAACGCTTCTGAAAAGGAGATACTGCAACTAAGAGTTCAGCGGTTTACCATCGAACAGCAGGCACTAGACAGGGCTATATCATCAGGCAAGGCTACCGTTGAGCAGGAAGATGAGATGATTAAGCGCAGGCAGAAGAATGGGCAAGAGTTGGAGTTATTGCAGATTAAACTAAATACCATTTTAGCGACTGAAAAGGAGATTGCAAGGGTGGCTAAAGAGCAATCGCTCGGCAATGTGAAGGCTGCAAACATATTACCCTCACCACAGCAGGTAGAGAAGGACTTGCAGGATTTATTTGATGTGGTAGGGACAAGCATTACCAAGTTATCAACCGACCTCCCTAAATTACCATTTTTTACAGCAGCAGAAAAAAAACAAAATCTAGAAAATATATCTTCTTTCGTTTCAAACGCAGCTGACTTAACGCAGGGGCTTTATGACATTAATAAATCGCTTTCAGATAGAGAGGTTGCGGATTTAGAAAAAAAGAAAGAGCAGGGTATTATCACAGAGCAGATTTATCAACAAGAGTTAAAAAAAATAAAACAAAAGGCAGCAGAAGATGACAAGAAAGCGGCAGTATTTGCAGCTATATTGAACGCTGCCGGAGCGATCATAAACGCACTTAATACACAGCCTGCAAGCGCTGTCATTCCTGCGGTGGCTTTCGCATCGATTACAAGTGCATTGAATTTAGCTAAGATAATTGCAGCCCCTGTTCCATCGTTTAAGAAGGGAACTTTAAACTTTAAAGGTGGTAATGTAGATGCGGATGGTGGCCGGTTGGCTGTCCTTCACCCAAGCGAAGCGGTTATCCCGGCTGACAGAAACATGGCCTATCACCCAACAATCAAAGCTATATTTAACAAACAAATCAAGGCATCTGAAATTAATAGTTTTGTAGAAGCGAGATTAAGAGGTAAAATTGAAAACAGGGTAAACGCAAGTATTGATGTGAATAAACTCACTAAGGCAATGAGTAAGAATAAAATGATTGAAATTGGAAACGCTGAATTGCTTGGTGATATTATAGCTGAAAAATTATCTCAAAACATGAATAGGCGGCAATGGTAAGGTTTTTATTTGATAACATAGTAGTAGATGATCCCTCTAATTGGACTGGATTACAAAGTAAGCTAAAGAGAGGTGATGCTATCAATGCGTTGCTTTTAACGATTGAAGGCCGTTTTGATTTTGCAGGAACCGGTTATGATTACATCAGTAACTTATCAAATACGGATGATTTTTGCAGTAAGATTGATGTGTCTATTCAGCAAAAATGCGGCGATGATTGGGAGCAATTGTTTATTGGTTCGATACTGGTTGCAGATTGCGTATTTGATGAAAAAAACTGTTCAGTGAACGTAGAGATTCTTGATCGGTCATTTTTTGCTAACATCAATAACAATAAAAATATAAAGACCGGCATAGATTCGGGTAGAAGTAAAAATGATAATGCAATCACCATACCAATACCGTATCTTGTAGATTGGACAAACCTATCTAACCCGGCTATTTATCTTAGAAACAATGTTGAATGCGTGCGTGTTTACGATGCTTTTAAATACATGATCGCATTTGTTTCAGATAATGAATTGGCATTTAGTTCTACGTTATTTGACATAGGAGGCGAGTGGGAAGGATTGGCAATAACAACCGGGCAGAGGTTAAGATTAACAGATTCTTCAGTTTTCACTTCGTTTAGTTTTCTTACCTTATGGGATGAGATCAATAAAAGGATACCCATTGTATTGGTGATTGAAAATGTATTTAACAATCCATCCATAAGAATTGAAGAATTAGGCTATATCAATGGTGATAGTGTTATAGTTGAAATTGATGATATCTATGAATTGAAATCATCATATGACGCTGATAAACTGTATTCATCAATAAAGTTTGGGAGCCCTACCTTTGAAGCTAATCAATATTATCTGCCCGATGCACTTACATTTTACGGTCATAAATATGAAGAGTTTGGATTTTTGGGACAATGTAATAAAGATTCAACACTTGATTTAGAATGTGATTGGGTTGTCAGCACTTCGCTTATCAGGGATATAATTGATAACGATCAAACCTTTGACAAGGATATAATACTAATTGACACCGATCTCGTTGATCCCACTAATGGAATTACTAAAGCTGAAAACTATCTTAATATTGCATCAACACAAAAATATTGGTGGAACTCAAGACTGACAAATGATAAAATATCAGAGCGTCAATTCGGAAATATTCCTAATAGTTTCGCTTCGTATTTTTCTCCTGTTGGAACCGGCACATTTAAGGCTTTTAATGGAGCATTAGCTACCATCATAGGGCCTGCTGTGAATCCATCATTTAACTTCACCAATGTAGCATTTAACATAGGATCTTATTACAATGGATTCGACACCTTCGTTTCAAATCAGTTAGGTGTGTATGATTTTGAAGTTCAATTTGACCTTAATGTACTTTCTTTGCCTAAAGGAGTACGGTTTTTTATGAATGTTTATGATGA